ACTATTTTTTCGAACACCGTCATCCCATTGGGTATGATCCAGCCCCAAAAATTCACAGATGTCTATCAGCTTTCTCTCCGTGTTTTCCATGGTTCACCTTCCCGTGGTCTGATAATATTTTTTGCGGTATGCAGCTTGGTAAGCTTTATATTTCTTTTGATTTTTCTTTTGGTAGGCTCGTTGATAGTCAGCAATGGTTTTTTTCAAAATGGTGCGGCGGATTCGCATGATACGTCTTTTATTTTTCCTCCAATACTCCCGCTGATAAAGTTGTTCAGCTGTAAGTGGTTTGTTGGTCATGCAAAATCATTGTCTGTGCAAATGGCGACATCCCCGTGAATGTTGTTTGGTGTCACACCTCCACATCTTTCATAATAAAGGTCCGTGCCTTCAGGGTTGATCGGCTTGCCATCAATGAGGCCAGTATCATCAACAATCATGACCTTGCCGTTTCTCAAATTCACCGAATCGCCCACTTCAGCCCCGATCAATTCATGTACTTTGCGCAGCAACCCATGCTTCGGTATTTCGTATTCCTCTCGAAGTCCACTCACTCGAAAAATAGTCACTTTGCATAATTTAGTTTTCATGGTTTTGCCCTTTCCTCATCTTCAGCATCCATTATTTCATCGACAAATTCTTCTGGTGTGATTTCTAGACTCTCAACCCGATATTTGAACAGTTCGAAGGCAACCGTGGCATCGACCAATGCCCGTTTCAACCAATGAGCAAAAAACCTGGATTTAAATTCTTCTTCGCTCATATCACTATCAGATGGGCCTATCATGGGTTCCCAATCCTGACCGAGTATTCTAATCCTCCATTCAGGAGAATGGTATAGGCGATAGAAAGAAAAAAGATTCCCATTCCAATTAACAGAAACCCGAGACAGAATTCGTAGAAACTGAAATTTTCTCTCATATTTACCATGAACAATTTCCACTTCTCCTGAAAGTTTTTTAAGGCTTCAAGTGTTATCATTTTTTTCACAAGACCTTTATTTCGCTTCCGATCGCATTCTTTTCCACCATGATTTCCTGTTCGAATGTTCCTTGAATTCCTTCGACGTGGCTGATAACCAAAATCAATCCGAAGCTGGTTTCGAGTTTGCTCAAGCATTCTCGCAACAAGGCCAATCCATCATTGTCTAAACTTCCCAAGCCTTCATCAATGATGAGGGTTTCCATTCGGGATCCAGCGCGGTGCATGAGAAGTTGAGACAACCCAAAGCGCAAAGCCAAATCCAGCCTGAACTTTTCACCACCGGAATAATTTTCATAAGGTTTTTCCCCAAATACATCGCGCACCAGAATGTCCAGGGTTTCCCCAATGCGGTCAGAACTTTTCAAAGCCTTTTGTGTTTCCAATCGAATTCGCATTCCCGATGGGCTGATCTTTTCCAGGATGGAATTCGTGGCAGCTTCCAAAGTGGGTACGGCCCCTTCCATAATCATCACGGGGATGGTGGTGTAGTAATGATGCAGCTGCTTGAAAGCTTGATTCCTGTTCTGTGTGTCAGCAATTGATTGAGTCAATTCTTTGACAGAGATTTGAGCAGCTTCCGAATGAATTTTTTGTTCTCGAAGACTTCCCACTCGCTCCGTCACACACTGCATTTCCTCTTTTAAAGATGCTGCCTTGCTTTGTAGTTGGTCTTCGACATCAAAGGCTTCTGTTAACCATTTAGCCAGCGCAGTTTCTTCTTCAGCCTTCCGTAATTTGATTTGAATCTGATTGTTGAGTTTGTGCATCATGTCATCATGAATGGTTGACACCTCCGCCAATTTTTCGACTTCTTTCAACGCACTTTCCAATTCGGGTTTCAGTTTGGATACTGGATAGATGCCTCTCATCTCGTCTTGTATCTCAGTCAACACTTTGGAGAAGGCTCCTTTCTCCGATGCAATTGCTTGTCGCTCCTCTCTCAACTTCTCAAGCTTTTCTTTCGTGTCCGTCAACTTCAAATTTTTAATTTGTTGCAACCGTGTCTCATAATCCTTTTCATAATCAGGCAGTTGTTCACGCACAAAATTCCTGGCCTCTAAAATGGTCAATTGATCTTTCTTGCCTTGCAGGTTTTCGATGGCCTGCACAGCCTCAATGGTAAATTGACATTTTTTCTGTAACTCTTCCCAGCATGGGACCAACTCAAGCAATTTCCCTTGCTGAATATATTGGCCAATCTCATTGCTGGCCTTGCCTAACTCCACATTCTTCTGGCTTTCAATTAAGGCTTTTTTGTGCTCCAACCCTCGCAGTTCACTTTCTACACGAAGCAGGGTTGAATCCTCTCTGCCTTTGCGTTCCATGGCCTTCTGCATCTCACTTTCAATTACCAAAAGCTTTTCCGTTACTTTGTTTTCTTCTTCTCGCTTCGCTTCAACAGTGCGCGTCAAGAATTCATGCTGTTCAGCCTTTTGTAGAATTTCATCCTTTCGATCAATCAATATTTTGTAATATTCTCGATCAGATTTATTGCGTTCAATCTTGATGTTCAGCTCATCCCGTTCCTTGAATAAACCATCCAGCCCTTCCTTCTCTTCCAAGATGGCATTCAGGGCCGATTGCTTCTTCCCCTTTTCCTCATGATGGGTTTTCAGTTTGGTGTTGCAGGTCATTTGATCCGTTGAATACATTTGCAAATCGGCTTCAGCTTTTTTGATTAGCTCATTGATCGGGATCAACATATTCGCCAAGGCTTGCACTGCCACCAGTTGACCTTCAACACCCTGGATTTGATCGGCTGTAACTTGAGCTTTCCGATTGGCCATCGTTCGCAGAACAGCATACTCATCAAGTTTTAAGACTTGGGCAAGAATGGCTTTGCGTTCAGCGGCACCAGCGGTAGAAAACTTATCGGCCTTACCTTGAATAAGAAAGTTCGAATTGGCGCACAACTCATAGTCAGCATTCAGCACAGATTTGATGGCCTCTTGTGTCTCTAGTATTTTATGCCCACCAACCGGAACCCAGCTGTCTTCATTCTTGGCCAAGAATGACAGCTCCGTTTTGCCTGCCTTGGTTTGTCGGCTCCGAGTTCGTTGCACACGATACACTTGACCATCCAAAGAAAAATCCATGGTCACACTCATTCGCAATTGATCGTGACTCATCATCACATCAGGTTCACCGCGACATTTTCCAAACAAGGCCCATAACGGTGCATCCACAAAGGCAGTAGATTTCCCTGATCCATTCTTGCCGGAGACCGTAGCGGAAACAATGCCGGACAAATCAATGGTACTGTGTAAATGCGAAGCGAAATTCTCTAATTCAATCCGTAGAATCTTCATTGGTTCACCTCTTCACACAATTCTAAATGGAGTTGACGACATAAGGAAAGCGCTGGTTCTGCCACAGAATCCCGCTCTAGGCACCGTTCTAAGGCTTCGTAGGTGTTCATTTGATTGGAAAGTTGATTGTCCCGTGTACGGTCTTCTCGTTCAATCTCCACATCCACCTGAACAAAGTTCAAGGCTTGAGCGAAGCGTTGAATGGTTGGCATGACTTGAGGGACATCGGCTTCTGGGATCGTGTCTTTAATGCGATACACAATGTTTTCTTCGCCATAATTGGGCACCCACAAAGCCAACTCCTGCACGGTTAAGGTTTTGTAGACTCTGGCATGTGGGTTTTCAATGTGAGCGGTCGTGACTCCACCAGGTGCAAAGTCACACACCAAAAACCCTTTGCGTTCTTTCTCTTCTCCAAACCCTTGTCGAAGCAATGACCCGCAGTACATGCCTCTCTCTCCAACACTTTGCGTCTGATGAATGTGTCCAAGTGCCACATAATCATACGCTCCTGCCACTTCATTGATCGGAAGAAAGACATCATGGGCAAGTGTGCGGGGTTGTTCCCCGACAGTGGCATTCTCCACCGATCCATGTGCCAGCAAAATTTTGTGGTCCACCTCACGGCCACTGTGCTGCATTCGGAATGTGGCCAAAATGTTCGACAGCCCGCGATTGATGAAACCAGTCAACTCCTCCGGCGTACAGGTTTTTCTGTTTTCATGTTGCATGGAAGCGGTCAACCGTCCTCGGCTTGGATAAGGCAAGCAATCAATCAGGATCTTTTTTCCTTCCACATCCAATACTAATGAATCCGGCTTTTGTACTACATGGACATTGAGAAAGCTGACTGGTTCTAAGGCGGTAGCCAGATGAGAAGATTGCGCGATGTCATGATTGCCAGCAATCACCACCACTTGCACACCATCATCTGAACACCGTTCAAGGAATTGCATTACCACACGAAGTTCGTCCATGGTGGGTTTGTTAGAGTCGAAGACATCACCAGCCACAAGCAAAAGCTGAATGTGTTCTTTGGTGATGTAGTCGTAAAGAAAATTCAGTGAGTTTTGGAAATCCGTGAGGGTGATGGACAACCCAGTAGCGGGATCAATGAGTAACTTTCCTCCGACGGTACCCATAGATTTTGGATGCCAATCGCCACTATGAATTGCGCGAAGACTCATAGTAATCCTGCCTTTCTAAGCTTTCTTTCTCTTTGGTGAAGGTGTAGATGATACGCATTGTTTTCACAGATCACTAAATTTGATTTCTGATTGTCTGATTTCACTTTGTTATGATGGTGGACGACAGCGCCCAAAGGCAGGGGTTTGCCAAGAACTTCTTCTGCGATGATGATGTGTTCGAATTTGTATTGGCCGGATGGTAAGTTGATGCGTTGTGTCCATGAATGAACCGAATCGGTTGACCCTTCACAAACCCAAGATCATGACGATTTCTTTTTGGTATCGGTGCAGGCTTCCCGCACCCACATTCACAAAGCTTCATCAGTTCCCCTTTCAAAAGATCTGATTGTCCAATATATTATTTTGGCATCAAAAATCAATAGTACTGTCCGGTAAATCTGGTTCATCTAGAGCACTGTCATAGCTACCATTTAACCATCTTATTTCTGCCAAGAGTGGTGCATACATGGCCCAGGAATTAGGTCCTGAAAATCTCCTGTGAAATGTTAAAGTGTTATCGTGATCAAATACCATTCCCAAAATGAGGCATGTATTCATTCGCGACACCAATTCATCGACTAAATCTTTAGTTAAAATTTCCTTGATGTTCATGATTTTTATTCAAATAGCCACTCTCATTTCGTAGGTCACTGGTGATGGGGTCTTGTGACCCCACCACCTGCTAAAGTGAGTCAACAATACTCAATTAGTAATTGCACCGAATGTCATCTTGGTCTTTACCTGCGAAGACCACTGCCCCTTCCATATATTTTTTCAGGCGAATCCACACTAGGTCTTTTAAGCCCACCTTTTCGACCATAGAGAATCCCAGGTTTGTGGTCGATCTGTTCTGTGAATTGCCCACTACCTCGACCACCTCGGCCTTCAATTGTTTGGGTATCTGCAGCTACCTGATTGGCAAACGCAAATCCAAGCGCGAACAATCCCAGTGTCACCATGACCAAGTAAAACTTCGCAATTCTTCGTTCAGTTTCCATGTTAAAACCTCCTGTTATAAGAATGACTTACTTTAGCCAATATTCGTACCACCATTTGAGCACCAACAGCAGAACCGCACAGGGAAGAGTAATCATAAGCATGAATTCAATCCACAAATCAGCCACCTCCAATCCTCAAGTAAATTCATTCGACATAGGATTCATCCATGTCACGTTGTTCCTTTTGTTTTGTCTATTCGTTCCAAGGTAAATCCGATTGTGTGTGCTCTGGGTTGGCCAATTTCAGCAACATCATATAAAAGTTTTTAAATTCATTGGGTGTGAATTTTTTAAAATCCTTATTCAATTTACCTTTCCAGTTTTTCTTCCTGATGAGTTGTTCTATGCACATAATTTTGTCAGTAAGATCGCAAGTCTCAAAATCCATCATGGATGATTCGATGGGTGTCAATTGCATCTCTTGGTTTTCAATTTGCATTTCTGTCTCAGTCAATTGGGGGTCGATCATGTGCTCTATTTCTAAGGCTTCCACTTCCGTTGGCAAATTGAATTCTTGCTTTGAAAGGGTTGGCTGTTGAGGTTTGAATTCAGAAGGCCGTTGGGCTTCAATGGCTTGCAGCTGTAGGGTTTTTGGAGCATGGACAATTTTTGTCGGCTCCGTGGGAAACATCATCATCGGCACTTTGGTTTGTTCTAAGGCGAAGGCCCGATCAATGGGATTGGTTGCCTCATAATAGACCACCAGCTTTGGCACCAGAAACGGCTTCTCAAGCTGTTTGGGCATATAGGTTGAGGGAAAGGCCCCAAGATCACGAATGCAACGGGTCATGGAGCCAGTTTGTGCGCGTGTCAGGGCATTCTTCTCGATTTGGATCATCTCAATTCGGACTTTCTCATCCCGCCATGCTTTCACCTCATCTCGTGTTTTGCATACCTTGAAATCTGGCGGTGCTGATAATGGCTGATCTATGAATTTTGCAATGTTCGCATTCTGGGTGTTTTCGATTTCCTGCCTTCTCTTGACCACATCAAATTCGTAATCCATTTGGGACCAGCTGAATTGACCATCCAACCCTCTGCAACATGCCGTTGAGCGATAAATGATTGATTTCGTGCTTCCGTTCTCATCAAGGATACGTGACACGACTTGCCCGGGTCCGAACTTGATGCCCATTGCCTTCCCTAATTTCTTTAACGCCACAGCTGTTAAGGAAAGGCCACCACCTTTTTGCGGATACACTTCTTTGAAGGCTGGATCTTTGCAGATGTTGACCACTTCATAGGCATGAACAAATCCGACTGGCGGGGGAGCATTGATGTATGTTTCGTTGCCAACGATGATGGCATCCATCTCTTTGAATTGTTTAATGATGGCATTGACTGAACTGATTTGTTTCTCTTGAATCATTAACTCGCTCATGGTTTTTTTGCCTTTCCTTTGTGAGAATTAAACCTGGCTTGATAGTCGAGAGCATCTGGGATTTGATGGTGTACGGACCATTGAATCGTTCGCTCAGTTCCATCGGCTAACTGGATCACGGCTTGAAGCTCATACATCGACCCGAACCGCACAGGCCCTTCCAAGTGTATTTCAGCCTTCATGCCGAGATCGCTTCCAATCTTTCCTTTCGTGTTGAGGGAAAAAAGAAATTCATGTCGACCTTGAACAAGCGGCACAACGCAATCAATGCCTTGATGCCTGGAAGTGTTTCCCCATTCAACCACCGATAGACCAATTGCCTCGTCACCTTAATTTTTTCGGCCACTTCCGGCACCGTCATATGATTGGCTTCAATCAACACACTCAATCGTTCATACTGAAATTCTTGATCTTTTTTCTTCCCCATCACAAACTCCTTTCCCAATTTAAAGTATCCTTTCTCAATGTAAATTTGTTGACTTTACAATGTCAATCACTTTTCTTTTTTGTGAATCAGACCACCTCAACCCATTTCATACAGGTACGAAGAAGGTGGTCATAATCTCCTGCCATGGCTTCACTTGTGAATTCGCTGATTTTCTCTTTCGGGATTTTCTTTGCCTTCATCCCTTGTGACACGATGCCTAGAATGTTCCAAGCGTTCCCGTCCTTGCCGGTCAACTTCACTCTGACTTCAGGAAAAATTGGTTCCATCTTCTTTTCCTTTCGTTGTTAAATTATAAAAAAAATCTGCCGCTGCATCTAAATCCTCTGGTAGAATTTCATCGGCCTCCTTCCAGTTCAATGTGGGAGGTTGGATCTTAAGTTTTTCAAATTCATCGGACATACTTTTGCAGTGCCTTCCATGCTCGAAAGCAGGTTTCAGCGACAGAATCATTGTGGTCCAAGAGCTTAAATCGTTGAAAGCCATCCACCATTTCGAATGCGATTTCATCCATGACCTTATATGAGTCCAAACAAAACAACCTTTGTCCGGTTTGAAGTTTCCCATGTGCTATCAAATCACTGACCACTCGTTCAACGTCATTGGTGACGGTAAAAAACCTGTCATGTGGTCCCACATCTTCAATCAGCACAAAGTCAGTTGTCGAAAACAGGATGCGGTAGTGCGCTCTGTTAATGTGTGATTCCTCCGCAATAGGGATCTCAGTGCTGCCATCATTTAAGAAGGTTTCCATCAAAGCCTCTGCCGAGCGTTGAGTGTTCCGAAGCACAGCATAATTTTCATCTCGCTCTGAAGTCTTTTCCACTTTGGCCAACAACGTTTTCAAAGCATGGATGGCCAGCTGCTTTATCTCTTTCGTCATTCTCATTTTTTTGATTCCTTTCCTAGTTAAAGTGTGGTCCGAATTCTTCTTCTTCCTCATCAATACATTTGGATTTCTCCACCTCATCATTGATGCTCTGAATTTCATCCAGTAAATGCTGGGCCGTCAATGGCCTACAAGACTTATTTTCCAATTGGTCATTGATTAAGAGTTCGACCACTCTCAGGCAATCACCAACTAAAGATTTCGCGCCTTCAAGTTCACTTCGTGAAAGGGGATCGGATTCCCCTTCCTTCAGCTCCATCAAGGCCGTAAGGCAATCAGACAGATGGATTGCCGTGTTGTAAAATCTACAATAGGACATATTCATCAGCGGTACCTTCCGTTAATAAGTTGCGATCCTTTGCCAACCATGATCTTCGGCCACATCTTCAGCCGAAGATCCATGGCCAGCTGCATCAAAAATCTGGCCCTTTTTTCTTGCTCATTCATTAAGCGATCACCTCATCATATTTTTTCACCATGTCAAAAAGTTGACCGGCCTCAGTGTGAAAATTGGCATCCTGTAAAGCTTCAGCTGAAGTCTCAAGGATGGCCACTCCGTCCCACTCAAAGAAGTGGGAAACCAGAAGACCCATGGCTTCTGAATCAGTGGCCTTGTATCCATCTACAAAAGAATTCTTTTTGATCGTGCCCAGCAATTCTCGAATTAAAGCTTTGGTCAAGTCATCCATGGTGTCAGCTCCTTGGTTGATTGTTTGTGTCATATACCCTTATCTACCGATTTCAGAAAAACTTGACAACTATTTTTCATTATCTCTCATTTCTTCTTTACACTATCACCCAGATAATAGGCTGTAAAGGTATACCACTATATAGAAGGAAGGCTTTTAGAATAAGGCCATTTGAAAGACTATGATTTTTCTGCTTTTTCCTGTTGATTGGTTGATGTTGAGCACACATCATCTGCAGAAAAGTACGTCATTGAGCCATAACCTATTGATAATATACAGGAAAGTGGCGTAAATGCTTATTGAATATATTTTGTTTACAGAGTCAAGTTTTCTTGAAAAAGTAAGATAAGATTATATAGAATATGTATAAGGCCCACACATTAACCGGGGGAATGACGATGACAAAACGACCAACCAGACTGAGCCAAAAAAAATCATTAGAACAAGCCAGTGCAAAATTCATTGAGAGCCAAAAGTACGCCTTAAAATTGGCTCATGACCTGATTGGGCGCATTGATAACTATAAGACAGGTAACCAAGTCCACTGGGGGCATGTTGGTGATATGGACCATCTAGTTAAACAATTAGAAGAGCTCATTTGATAACGAATTGACCAGATTAGAAGACTGGCACCACCAACCACAGGAAAAAACCAAGGGAGAAAATGAAGATGAAAAACAAAACACAAAAATTAGAAAAGACATTTAGAGACTTTATGGATGAAATGGTTGCATACAGAAACAAGGCTGAAACTATGGGCGACTTCAATGTGTCCTGTAAGGCCGAAAGAGAAATGGAAAATTCTTTTCGGGAAATGAAGAAAAATTTAGTTTATCGATAGGTCAATAGAAACCAGGGCAATTTTGCCAACCAACCAAAGGGAGAAAAAACCATGATGCTTTCAACACAAAATTCTAATGGCTTGAGCAATGACCAGCTGATGGCGACTTGCCCTTCCATCTTTGCCATGACTCCATGGGGTGGGGATGCCACACACAAAGGGATGTCAGACAAGTATGATTTCATCCCAACCATTCAAGTCATTGACAAAATGAGGGACGAGGGATTGCTGCCAGTCAAAGCCATGCAAGCCAATACCCGCATCGAAGGAAAGGGAGAATTTACCCGCCACATTATCCGGTTCCGGTCTTCCCGCCTCAGCTGGAATGTCGGGGATTCACTTCCGGAAATTGTTTTGGTCAATTCCCACGATGGCAGCTCAAGCTATCAACTCTCGGCAGGGATTTTTCGACTGGTGTGCTCCAATGGAATGATCGTCAAGAGTCATGACTTTGGCAGCTATACTACACGGCATCAAGGGAACGTGATTGATGGGGTCTTGGATGCTACATACAAAATCATGGACGATATACCGATGCTGGAAGCGAGGGTTGCCGAATACCAATCCTTGACCCTTTCCCAATACCAGCAAAAGGAATACTGTGAACGAGCCATTGGCCTTCGGTGGGATAAGGACGAGAACGGCCAGTACCCTTGTGACCCAACCCAACTCCTTCGCACAAGACGTTCAGCCGACAATGGCGACTCTCTGTGGTTGACCTATCAACGGGTCCAGGAAAACCTCATCAAAGGCGGGATCCGACCTCTCAGCCACCATGGAAGGAAGACTCGCAAGGTGATTTCTCCATTGGCCGATTACAAACTGAATCGGGATTTGTGGGCATTGACAGACGCCACAGCTCATCCTGAGTCGGTGGCTTACTAAGTAGAAACAAGGTGCATGGGAGCTGTCAGAGCTACTAGGAACAAAATGGTCGCCAACCGCTACATCAAACAACCACTTTTAACCACGGAGGATGGCATGCGAATTGAAAGACGAAAACACAATCGGGCCTTACTGGATTTCCTGGGTGAATCCCTTGGCAAGCTTTGGGCAAAAAATCTAGAGATTTTCGCTCAAAAGAAAAGTATCAAATTGTTTCGGCAGTGTGAAGAATGGAAGAAATTCGGCACTTTGCTTTGTCGGTCAAGCCAATGAAACCGACACACAAACTCAAGGAAGGCGACACAGTTTTCCTGCAATTCCACGGGACACCGAAACCTATCTTTAGCGAGGAAGGCGATTTCTGGGTAAATGTTCAAGTGGTGGATGCACTGGAAAATGATTTGTATATAGTCAAGCCTGTTTCAGGTCACGGATGCAAGGTAGTTTCCATTAAAAGACTTTTTTATTGATACGGAGGTTCCCATGAGCAAAGACCAAACAACGAGAGGCATGATCCGAATTTACAGTGCATTGCGAGCCATGGACAAAAACATTCAGCGGGTCCAAGCTATTGCTGACGGTTATCCGATTTCTTTATCTTCCCAGGAAAGGAGTTGTGATGCGAAAGGAACACCAGCTGGAAGTGGGCAACGAAATTGAGATTGACGGTCAGCGGTATTGGATAGCCAAAGTAGATGGCAATACTCTTGACTTAATGCGTGATCCAGACACTTACAGCCACATGAAGAAGAAATCATGTCCAAGCTTTTGGCCAACCTTTTTTCTACTTGTGTTGATCGTTATTTTCATCAAAATATTTTTCTAACGAGGTGAGTATGGACAATCAGGGTGAAGCCTTTGAATCTTACGAAGCCTATTTAAAAGAACATCAGGCATCAGTTGATCGACTGATGAACCTTGAGCATGTGCCGCGCTACATTCGGCTGATGGAGTTGAAAGCCATTCTTCGTGCTTTGCAAAAGATTACCATTGAGGTTGATTCCGTCACTAATTTTCTTGAACGTACCCACCAAAAAGATCAAACAAGTTGACCCTCTGATTCAAGTTCCATGGCCCCTGGCTTGATGCCTAGAGCCTGTTCACAAGCCAAGATTGCCCCATCGAAGACCGCATCAATGTAGGATGCAACCAGTGCTGTATTTTCACCATTTTGAATGTAAGGGCGAAGGCGAATCATGAAGACCTGCAACATGCCCTTCGTGACTTGCTGGTAGACGGGATCCAGACCTTTCACGAATGCAAGTGTGATAGGTTCCACTGTGGATGGATCTTCAGCCATGGCCAATTGCACCGTAGATCGAGCCTCCTTAAAAATCTCCATAAGCTTTTGGATTTTATCCGGTGGCAGTTTTTGAGAATGGATGCCCACGGCCATAATCGTCTGAGCCAATACTTGCGCTTCGAACGGGCTGGGTGGTGGTTGCTTGACTCCCGTACCGCCTGCACAGCCAAACATCAAAAGAATGAAACAGATCAAGATTGTCGGCATGGTGTTTTTCCTTTCAAAATGTCAAACGGAAATTACCCGGAATGGCCGGTGGTGTGGTGTCCGGCGGTGTGCAGTCTCTTGTTCCCTGCACGGGATGGACAATCTTCGGAGACTTCAAACTTTCATTCCCTGCTTCATCAAAGGCTGTGACATCAATTTCAATGCGTGTGGCGGTGGTGTCATCTAAAATGGGAACGCAAAATTGTTTACTGATTGTTCCCCCGCCAGTCTTGGCCGTTGGTGGGATCGTGTCAATCGTTCCAGCCACACCATCCACAATGACATCCATATAAATTTTCGTACCGGCCAGGTCATCAAGTGGGCAATTGTTTCCGGCATCCAAGGCATAGGCAAACGATTGATTTGTTCCACCATGACATGGCCACGATTGCAGCTTGGCTCCGTCTAGCGTTGAGGCTCCGGCCACATCTAAACACAATCCTCCGGCGCCTGAATTGCTTTGAATAGCTGAAGGTGAAGGACTGATACGAAAGATTTGATCTTGTGCCCCTCCACCTCCGGCAGCGGCATTGGCGCATCCGGTTTCAATGATTGAATCCCCTTGTGCGCTTCCCACTTTCAAGCACAGGCCCGTACTTCGACTCTTCAATTGGAACAATCCACTGCTAGGTGGTGAGACTTGCACCATCGAAAACAGTTGATTCTTGGTGGCGTTGCAAGTCTTTTGGTGTGCCTCATTCCCCCACCCTTCAACACACATCCCAGGGCTTGAAATTGGTTTGAGTTGTGTCGCTGGACCACACGCCGATGTGGTTGGTTCCCTATATTCTATGGTAAAGCCTCGTTCCGTGGGTGCAGCATGGACAGTCAGAGGGAAAAGACAAAACAACAGGATCAATCGTTTTTTCATTATCCTAGTTTGCCGTAGCTGTGTTTGGGTTGCCATTCACTGTGAAGCACTTTCTTTTCATCGTTCCAAAGAATGTCGTAGTCATCTCCCAGGTGATCGTTGCACCGAAGCGCAAGCTTTGATCCTTGATTGCCCACCACCAGGCTTCTGATGGCCCAGTCACAAGCATGTCCGATATAGTGCAACGATCCGACCATGTGATCCCCTTCAATTCCCGAACTGATTTCATACTCAAGGCCAGCATCTTCTATTGCGTCCTTGCAACAATCCATCATGGCCCAGATTGCCATGATCTCGGCCAACCGTGCGGCGTATTTTCCCTTCTTAATCCTTAGCATTGTCGTTAAATTTATTGGCTGCAACTATGCCTCTAGCAATGACACTGAGTTCGATTCGCATGTCTCCCATGGTATTGTTGATTTCCTTCATCGTTTCCTTAACTTCCTTCATATCTTTTTCAATAGGATCGATCCGCATCTTCGCTTCGATGGTGATTGGGGCCAGCTTAAGCTTTTCTATAATTCGATCATTGACCCATGATTCAGTAGCCAAAGTGGAATACAGAGTCATCAAACTGAGCAGTCCGGCAAGGCCGATCCCGCCCAACAATAAAGAATTTTTCTCCGGCATGTGCATATCCGTCCCTTCTGATTCTAAAAACGATCATCAGAAAACAGGCTTGCCTTGAAATTTCTTTACGCCTTTCCTGAATGCTCCCGTACCTGTCATCACCACGCCTGCTTCCTTGATTGTGCTTCCCGTTGCAGGATCGACAGTCGCTTCCACTACAGCACCAACGCCTTCAGCCACTAAACCGGCAATCGTGAGCCACCCATTGATAGCCCAGAGAATGGATAGTACAGCTCCCATGATGTTCCTTTGGTTAAGTATAACCCCTTTCAGGTTTACTTATGAAAGATTGAATCGAAGTTCAATGGTTGGGGTCAGTGGTGTTCCATCAATTTTACAACCCACTTCATTCGATAGGGGACTTTCATTCCCGCTTTTATCCGAAGCCGAGATAGCAAAAAAGGTATCACCTTCTGGCAGTGCAATTTTATGAACCACCGTGAAGGTTCCGTCGCCATTATCAATGGCCGTGCTTGGGTCATGCGGAATGTCGATGGTTCCCACACCTGTCCCGCCTTTGATGATGCCACCGTTCGGCCCATAATAGAGCGTGTATTTTTCCATATCTGGCTCAGAATTGTATTTCCAAGCCAATCCGCTTTTTTCGTTGCACACCGGCAAGGCTTGACTCAATCCCAAAGCCGGAAAGCCAAAGGCTAAAACGACAAGAAGGAACAACTGAGTCGGTAAGAAACCTTGAATATGTCGCATGACTTCCTCCTATGTTAAAGCTAGGCAACTGTAAGTCGATGCGCCAGCCAGTTGGTTGCAGACTCGCCCACGAATTTTATGGCTTGCCATTGGGTTGTGATTGTGAGATTTGAGGCTGATGCATTCATTGTATCAGCTCCACCTCTTGCAATGGTCAAGGCCGTGGCTGCACCAACGCTTGTAATCAAAACTTCTTTTCCTGGTGCCGCTTGAGGAAGAGTGATCGTGAAGGCCCCGCCTATAGTATTGCCATTGATTTTCCGATCATTGGGCAAGGCTTGATAAGTTGTGGAAACATCAGTCACATAGTCGAACAGTTCTCTTGTTATGTCAAAAATATCAACCCCATCGGTCCAGATCCAATGGACATAGTTTCGGTCCAGAACAATATTGGCCCCACCGCCGCCAATGACTTCAAAGTCCAACACAAAGGCTCCGGTGGTGTTGTTCTTCAGCATGTAAAGCATATTGCGAGCTGGCACCGTAACCGTCACATTCCCAGTGAGAATGCCTGAGAATTCTAACCGCATATCTCGCACTTGGTCGTTGGTCAGATCCACATCACCAGGTCCACCTGCAACATCAATATTCGAAGCCGATGTTATCTTTCTTTCCAGAATATCGGTTCCCTCATTGACGGTGACTTCCTTTTGGCTTTGACCTTGTTCAACATGGTCGATGATGAGAATCGGGCTTTGTGGCATTGGTTCAGCTCCTACACAACAGCATTGGCGGGGTATCCCCTACCGATGAGGTTGCTCATTTGATAAATCGTCACGGCCACTCTACTTTGAATTCCTCCAAAGTCTGTGGTCTGGTCTGCGACGGTATAGATGAATTGCTCGCTGGTGCTTTCAAGGGTTCGCACCACGGCTCCGGTATTGTCCGAGATGTCCATTTCATAACTCTCCTGGTCTTGACCAAGAGGTACATCGACAAAATCAATCCACTCAAACCTGATCCGGCTCCGACGATGAAAGGTGATGGTGATTTCCCCCGGCCCATCCCTCGTACTTCGAATAATGGCTGGCTTCCAAGGTCTTTGACTGACCCCAGTGTTCACGAATGGAGTCACAGCTGCAGAATAGACTGGCAAGCCTGCGCCAATAATTTTCAGGAACCGTTGAGCGTTGGTGTCTTCCGTATTCTGCACCACTCGGCGCACAGAATCGGAATCCAGCACAACGAACGTTTCTCCGGCCACATGCGCTGACATATTCAACTCCGTTCCCAACCGGCCTCGCAACAACCTACTCAGTCGGTAAATGTTGTTTCCTAAATCCGTGCTCGTGACCCATTGAATAATTTCGCTCCCAAGCAGAGCCACATTGGCCCCATTGAGCACGACCAAATCATTGGCCGCTGACCCTGGTGGTGTGCCGGTAAACATTTTGATATCGACGGAATGCACTTTGTCAAAGACCATCCAAGAGGGAAGGCCAGGACGAGGCTCCCCTTTGGATGGCCGTGCGACCTCAATAACAATTTGTGAAAGCTGGGCTTCAGACAATGGTTCCGCACGAACCACTTCCACCACCACTTGAGACACTTTGATCGCTTGAGCTGGTGGGATTGCACGTAGAACATCCACAAAGGAACCGGATTGCCTGACCACTGGGGCTGAAGATTTTCTTAATACCTCAACCACCTGTTGCGTGACCTGAATGGAAGGGGCGTCAGGATTTCTGGCCACCTCGACGGCCTGTTGCGTGACCTGAGGTACGTTCGCCATTAAGCCACTTTCTCCACACCAAATTCAGAGGCGTTGAAGGTGGTATCCGTCCAAGCAGCGACGGCTTGTGGGTCTTGTTCCCAAATCTCTCGGATATTGGCCCATGCCGTACCCAGGACAAAATTGGCACCGTTAAAATTGACGGTGGTGGGTCTGGTCACTTGTCGAATGGTGGCAGCTCCACTATCCACCTGAGCCTGACAGTTGGCTTGCACCGCTAGGATGGTTGACCCACCCGTGATGGTTGAGAGGTTAGCAAAGGTAAAAAGATCCAGATCGGTATTCGTGGCCGTGTCAATAAATGTGGTCAAATCGTCTATAGCTGGGCTTTCGTCTACGGCTTGCCAATGTGTAGCCGCCCCCGTGACATTGGCCCACTGCGTCACATTTCCGGCCCCGTCCGGTACCACATGTTCCACTTCGCAATCGCCTAAAAAATCATTGTTCAATGATCCGGTAATGTCGCAAATATACAGATCATCAAAATTGATGGTGCCTGCTAATCCGATCCCATCGATGGTAGGGGTTCCCGCATTGCCCGTGTCTTGGTTGGTTAAATTGAGCAACACTTCTCCGTTGTAGCGAATCTCCACAGTGCCCACTGTGTTGCTGACCAACACCTTCGCTTCCAAATATCCCCAGGTATCTTGTCGGATGCGACTCAATGTGCTGATGCCCAAAAGGTTGGAGGTGGGTGCGCCGCGATAGGCTGACACAAATCCACCAGGTTCCAGGCCGATCACGACATGCGTGGTTGCACCTTCCTTGAACGTGAACGCATTGCCCCGAGCGGTATTGGTCGTCCGAAAGATGGCGGCCCCTACAACATAGGTCGTTTGAGCTGGAACAGTAAGATCCACTGTAGCACTTGCACTATTGCACACCAACCCTTGTGTACTCCGTCTTCCTGATGAGGCGCCAATGGTGGCATTTGACATTGCGGTCCACTTCCTCACAATGTCGGCGGTTTCATAGTGGTCGAATGAATCCATGAACAACAGCATCAGACTACCTCCATTCCAAAATTCGTTGCGTTGACTTCGCTCTCAAGCCACTGGGCAGCTGTTTCAGGATTTGTTTCCAAGATTTCTTTTTCGCCCATCATGACTGTCCATGATTCGGCGCTGACGCCCTGAAGGGTTTGATTGTAGATGGTGGCAACCGGCTGAACGAGGTGCCGCACTTGCACATCACCAGAATCATTTTGCTTTTTGATGTACGACCATGGTTGGACACCCAAGACCACTGATGGCAAGGGATGCACCGGCAGCGCGCTTCTCCCAAAGACATCACGTTCGAGTATTGGGGCTCCAGCCGCCAAAAGTCCCGATGGTAGCAGATACGTCTTGCCGTCTTTAGGATCTTGCAGGCTTTCACCTGTCCACAGGAGAAAGCTTGCTGCGGTGGTGGCCGTTTCATTGTAACTGGTGTCTTCATCCACCGGCATCTCATCCACATTTTCGAAATGGTTGACTGAAGGTGTGGCGGTATCGAATTCTGCAATATCATCACTGATAGGGGACAACGTGTCGACTCGGCAATTTCCAAAGAAGTCGTTATTGACTGAGCCTGAATCATCCGCAATGTATAAGTCATCCACTCGCACACCCGCGCCGGTATTTCCCCGAAAGTCTAATGATTGAATGTTTGGAGAAGTGCCTGAGCCTTGGGTATCCACTCCACTGAGCATGAGCACAGTCACGTTATCTAATCGCACTTCAACGGTGCCCAAGGTGTTATGAACGAACAGCTTGCATTCAAGGTAGGTGTACGCATCCGTGATCACGGTTGCCACACTGGTCCCGAGTGACACGGTGCCTGATCGCAACACTTCCACTGTTCCATTCACATTGATTCGTAACCGACACTGCACTGAACTTGCTGGGTCGCCCCACTCAATAAGATTGATCACGCCAGTGAGTGGGCTTAAAGGATTGACTGCAATGCCGACAATGCTCGTGCTGGTAGAATTCACTCCGACTTCAGCCGTGGTGCTAAAACTCCATAGAGCATTGCCGCCACCATTTCTTCCACTGGCTTGCAGAGTGGCCGTGCCAAACCGGCCCCATTTTTTTTGCAATTGCGCCACACTCAGCGCACCATCAAAGCCTTCCATAAATAGCAAAGCCATTATGCGACCTCCGCTCCCCATTCAGCCGTGTTGACTCCGGTTTCCGTCCAATCCGCTGCTGTGTCGGGATCTTGTTGCCACATCTCCACATAGTAATCGAACAACGTGTCCAGTGGATTGATGGCCCCTTGGTAATTGGTCACCCCGACTCGTGCGATAGGCCGTAAGGATTTGGCCGTGACTTTATCTTTTCGTGCATACACCAATTGCTGTACACCAAAAATTGCTGAACTTCCACCTGGATCAGAAAGGGTTTCCATGTCGTAGGTATCAATGTCAGCCGCATCTTCACTTGAAACAAACGTCACAGCATCGTCTGGTGTGAGGTCATCCACTTTGTCAAAATGTGTGATGGGTGACACAGGTTCAATGATGGGAAAATTTTGCACGGCGCCATCAGCGACCGGCACGAGGGATTCAATTCTCGTGTCGCCGAGTATGCCGTTTTGTGGAGCTGCTCCGGTGGTGTCCAAGATGTACACATCATCGAAGGTGAGCACACCCGTTGACCCATTGATTTCAATCGCATTGATTTCAGGGACCGCCCCAGCGTTATCAGTATCCAGAGCTGTGAGGCTTAACAGATTGGTATTGTTCATGTTCACCGTTACCACACCAACGGCCCCATCGACCGTACACAGCACTTCCAAATAATTATAAAAGCCTGGGAAGACCAACCCCGCACTTGTGATTCCCAGTTGGGTTAAATCTCCACGTAAGACTTCGATGGCTCCGGTGGGCGTGATGCGAATAATGACATGATCGGTTGCGCCTTCTTTGAAGATCAACAAATCACACACCAGTAACAAATTCAGTTTAAAGGCAATGCCGACAACATAGGTAGCCAAGGCCGGAACGGTTTGCTCAAGCTTTTGTGCGGTACTTGGAAACTGGATGGCATTCCCTGCTCGTCGACCAGCTCCGACCACCACTAACGGGACACCTGTTACGGTGGACCATCGTTGGGCAATGTTGGCTGTCGCATAATGATCGCCGCATGAGTTGACGTATACAAGACTCATGAAAAACTTCCTTCCCAGGTCAATTGGCTTTCCGCAAATCCAATATTACCTTCGTTTTGTATGATGGCTCCGACCCCATAGATCACGCCATCAGAGGATTGTAACACTGAAGCCACCTCATACGGCCCACCAATGGCATAGGCCACGACATACACGCCAGTATTGTTGTCAGCGTCCCTCAACTGTGCCGTGTCCATAATAATCAGCACAACCGGCGCAGTGGTGAGCAAGCCAGGTTGCGGTTGCAAGCCTACGGCCCCAGGTGAAATGAAGTCAGCATACACGCTGGTATCTTCTTCTGAGGCTTCCACATCCATCAGGTTCGGCAAACTCAGGGCCACACTATTTAATCGCACGTTGATTGGCCCTTGATCCGGCGACGTGATGATCACGATGTCCGTCGGTTCCAACGCAAAATATCGTTTGGAAAGTGTGAAAGTTTTCTTCGTGCGTTCAAACCAAAGATTGTGCAAGAGCACATCCACCACCGATCGCCCCTCAGTGGCCGTGAGCACAATCGGGACGTCTTGGGTTCGCACCTGTTCAGATTCGGTAATCAATCTCCTGGCCTGAACCACTCCAATTTTGTAGTCCGTGTCAAGGCTGATAAATCGCAAATCTAAACTGGTGGCCAATTCATTTTCTTGGATGCGTACTTGCTCAATGGGGTCGCCTGGTTCATTCACCGTTCGTCTGGCATTCATGTCTCCGGCTGGAATAGTCACCACTGGCGTGGCTCCCCTTGGAACGAATTTAATGACATCATCAGACTCCACCGCATCAAAGAAATAGGTCTGCATCAATGGTTGCAAGGCCGCTCGAACAGGTTGCCGCTTTGAAAGAGAATACCCGCGCACGGTGAACGGAATTAACAGCGAGACATCAATATCAGCGGCCGTGAGTGTGCCGCTCAGCTCCACAATGTCTGTGACGACTTTGGCCAGTGTCGGGGCTTTAGCTTTGGCTCCTTGGCCAAGTGGAAACTTGACGACACCCCCCAGCCCATCTAAGCGTGTGGCAATGCCAAAGGGCGCACCAGGGAAAGGTTGGAAGTCATCAAAAAACCCGCTGAACCCTAACACGAATTCATCTATAAACCCGCCTGATTCTTTATTGACTCGCTTGGCTTTATTCTCAAGGCCAGACACTCTTCCTACCGCCCACACATCCCCCACGCCTTGATGGTAGCGCACACGAGTCGGCATGAAGTCATCACCGGCAATCTTAAAATCAAATTCCCAAATCTGATTCAAGTCTTTGTCCCACTTGGCAATGCGGCCATCAGTACTTAAGGCAAATTCAATCTTCGTATAAATCATTTCCTCTTCTGGATCCCAGGTGATGGAATGCCCATTATCGGCAAAGCTGGCCAAGCCAACCACCTTTTTTTCCACGGTGCCATGTCGAAGTAAAAATAAATTTCCGCTTGAATCCACTACCGCCACACCTTCATCAATTGACACCCAATCAGCCACGTACCGTCCACCAGCCACGTTCCAGGCATTGTCTGGAGCTTGAGGGTTGGGCTGCTGAATACCCGGAGCCAAGGGATTCAGGCCGAAGGTTTGCAATCCACTACAGGCCCCATTGGTCAACCCGATAAACAAGGTAGGCGAGTTCCCAATGACTGGCCCATCCAAATTGATCGAACTGAGATCCACAATGCACTGGCCGGGCCAGCAAAAAAGTGATCCACCAAAAGGACTGGGAATGGTATCCAACACTCTGCACGAAGCATCAGTGGCCAACGCAATCACTTCTCCACCTAAGCCATCGGGCGTTCCTGATGCCACCCACATTTTCGGTCCGATGGTGGCCGTGGTCACCGTCCCCAAAAAGTCCACATTGACCGCCACGAAGGCTGGCATGTAGGAAATCCCAACAGGTGTTATGATTCCTTCATGAGCACAAACCCTAGATAAACCGTTATTGCATTGATAAACATCTACATGATCTGTTCCAGCCCTAGTTGCCCAAATCAATCCGGTGTCTGGATCTATCGCAATGCGGCCATTCCCTCCACCCGTGGGCGAATCCACGACTTCCACCAAAGGCAAGACAGGATCGCCATTAGCATGAACTTCAAAGTGTAAGGTCGGAATGCCGTTATTGAATGGAGTCAAATCCAACCGCCTGAGCATGATGTATGCCTCACCACGATAGGCAGGCACATTGCCCACGCCTTTATCCGCTTCAATCAATGGGTCAGGGAGTTGTGAGTCCGTGCCGAAATAAATTTTGGCGTTCAAGCCTTTGGCGTGTGGTGGGTTGGAAAAATCATAGAACAATTGATCGTTGGCCCATACTCTTCCTATCCCATCAATCTGGTGATGGGCAAGAGAAATTTGCAAATCGACTTCGTAGGAAAATGAAATAGATTCTTGTTTCGGGCTTCCACCTTTGCCCCCGCCTGATTGACTTTGCTTGTGAGCAATTTCCCTGATGTCTGAATTCCAAATAATATTTCCAGCCACTCGCACCGACCCGAACAGGTGCGGAATAGGGTTTCCGTAGGCACTGACCTGTACTTGTAAATCGCCCAACTGTGGTCCAAGTTGAGCCGGTGGATCAGGCCCAGGAAAAAGCAACGCCCCTGCAATTCCTCCAATGGCCAACCCCAACCCAGGCACACCAAAGAAGGCCCCGACAATACCGCCAGCGACGACGAGGCCCAGTCGTGCTTGTGAATCACTCATGCAACCCGCCTCATCCGGAAAACGTGTTCAATCTTTTCCATCCATTCCTGATCCAATCCATGTTCGGTGACTTTCCGAAATTGCGCTGAGCTATGGAGCACACCAAGATTTGTGATGATGGCCACATGGCGACACGGAATTCTTAAGTGGTCATCCATGAACCGCATCAACACTAAATCTCCCGCCTGCATTTCTGCTTTCGTGATCTTGTCAAATAGTCGATTCATTTCACTGAACAAAAATTTCTGGTCAGGATGGTGGGTATAATTGTTCGGAATGGGAATGTCTCGGCCAATCTCTTTCGCCACTTCAGAAAATAATCCGATGCAATCAATCCCGCTCTTCGAACGACCTTGATGCCTGAACTTGCTGCCCATCCATTTCCGCGAATGGAGAATGATTTGCTGCACTTCAACATCGGTCCAGGTGGGTTTACTTCCCTCCTGAATCTTGGTCGATTTTGGCTGGGCTGACTCTAAAATTTTGACTGACATAGGGTTCGCCTTGGAAGTTGTGCGTGTTATTAAATTTGTCTTTGCAGTCGATAATCACTCGCTTGAAACAACCCAGTTGCACAGAGAAGGTGTCGCCCACGGTGAGGTCGAACCACATGGGCAACACCAGTTTAAAATTTCCATCAAGCATCACGTAGGCTTTCACTTCCATCTGTGCCCCAGCATTCAAGCCGGTCAACCATTCCAACAATCCACCCGTGAACAAATCATCGGCCTCTGTCCGATCAGAATTGAACACCCTTTTATTGCCGAATAGTGCCGTGACGGTGCCGGTGACTTTATTGGCTTGCACAGCAACCCAGGTCACGGTTCCATCAAGGGTGGTGTTGCCAATAGTGGTATCCCAAACGGGTTCGCTGGCTCCGGTGGTGCCAGAAATAGAACACCGAAAAAATCTTCCATTCTCTACCGTGGGTCTGACAGTCGCGCCAAGCTTGTAATCAAACGGAGTGATGTTGACCGTCAAAGTGGTGGCAGTCCAGACAGGTGGGTCCATCTTGACCCCACACACTGAGTCGCCCACATCGACACGGCAACCTGGTTGATACAGATCCAGCGTTTGTTTCGTGAATCCTTCCATGAGGCCACGAACTTCAGCGGTGAGTTTTTGCCTCCCGAGTGAGACTTTCCCAATACGCCCACGGCGCAGCTTGAGCACACCCGCCGCTGTGTCATTGGGATTGATGAGGAATAATCGAACATCAGCAAAATCCCATTTGCCTCGAAGCAAGTCAGGCCCATCAATGCCTGTTAACGATCGGTAGGTTGTGACATCCAGATTGTCTACGGACAGACCTGAATTGGATTGCAAAGCGGTCGGAGTTGCGGCATCAACGGCTGAAAAGGTGATGCCCTCAAACTGAATAGGTCGAGTGTAATTGGTGAAGCCGAGCACGGTGCCATCTTTGGCCGTGAGTCTTATGCAGGCATTCAAGGTCGCTGACGAGCTGGCCAGGTACCCATCCATGGCTGTGGTCGTGGTCTTCATGGTTAGTCGTTGAACAAACCCACCATCGGGACATCAGGAATATCACCCAATTCAAAAGCTGCCAACGATACCATCATTTCATCCATATCAAATCGCACCGGCACATCGAATTCTCCTGTCCAATCCATCACATCGGTCCCTGGTTGCAAGTGCATTTCCGCATCACCACCTGAAACATATTCTGTGAAGGCTGAGGAATCGATAGCGATGTCAAAACGATCAGATCCATCAATAGTGATGGGAGCAAAGAGGTTATTGATTTGCGTCATGCCAGTGACGTTAATGATGAAAATGATTTCGGTGGAGGAATAACCGTGAGCGATACTTCTTACCCTGGCCGGATTGCTTCGACTGATTCCTGGCTGCTGTGCTGTGGCTCCGGTTCCATCATAGGCGGTGAATAGAGTTGAATCTATTCCGACTAATTCAAAACTTGTCGTGCTTATTTGGTTGATAATATATTCGCCATCAGGAAGTTCCACCATGCCATTCGTCGCTGCACCTGCAATTTTTATATAATCATTGTCGATAAAGTCATTGGCCGCCACCGTCACCAAAGCAGGACTTGCTAAGCTGATTGCGCTAATTGCAAAGACACTGGAGCTTGCAATAGGATTTGTCGCGTCAGGGGTTAACGTCGCAAGGCCCGTGGTCAAGTCCAACGAGAAGGCAGCGAAAGGGGCTGAATTCCGCCTCATCGTCACAGCCGGACTTGCCACGGGTTTGCGAATAGTCCGAACAAACGTGGTTGGTCCAGAAGGGTAATTCTTCACCAGTTGGATTTGGTTTGATCCATCAACCGTCATGACTTGCAGGCTGGCTTCAAAATCCCTGAAGTCTTTGTACCGAAAGCCTCTGAACTTTCCCATCCGTGCATAGAAAAAATCCACAACCAGATTGATGTCAGCAATGCTTTTCAATCCGCTTCGGGCATTGAACCGCTGATCCGCATCACCATAAATCGCCACTCGTGATTCAAAAGCATTTTCTTGCCGGACCACATCGGTAAGGAAGACCGGCCCACCTCTTGACCCGTAAGCAATGCGCGGAGGAAATTGTACTTCGTCAAAAGCCATCAGCTGCCCCACTTCGGTTGATAGGGTTGATGAATATACACTCGGACTTGATTGGGGAGACCAGGTACTTGATCCAATCGTGAATCAGGCCGACACCAACAATGCCCACCTTCAGCCCAATGTTCTCCGGTGTTCGGTGCCACTTCATGAACGGATTCCACTTGGTCAGAGAATTCTTTCATCTGGCAACAGTACACATGATCCATTTTGAAGTAATACATGTTATGAATTTCTGGACAGCGCACTTTGAAAGGCTTGCCCCATCATTTGCCCCACTTGTCCGGTGGATCTTCCAAAGGATGCCACATCACTGGTGGCGATATTGAAGGTGTTGTTGATGTTGATCGGTGGCTTGCTGGGTTCGATCACTTCCACAGGTACCTTTCCACCTTTCAAGGGAATAATGGCCTCCGGCCCATTCTCAGCCAGCGTCGAAATAGTGGGGCTTCTTTCAATCCCTCCGTCTTGATTTGAGGCAAACAAGGAACCGGCAAGGCTGGCAAGATTGGCAAAGGTTGACCCACTCCCACTGGTGGCAGATCCTCCACCACCTCCACCAGCAACACCTAGCGGTCCACTGGCACCACTTGTCGATGAAAATAGACCACCTACGAGGCCCAGGATGCCGGATCCTCCCCCTTTTCCATCAGATGAGCCCAATGCCCCAGCTAAAGCCTGTCTTGCTTGTAAACGGACAAAATCAGCCAAAATTGAATCAACCAAAGAACCAATCTCAATTTTGCCGGTCTTGGCGAAATTGACCATGACATCTTCCATTCCTTTGAACGAATCCGTGACAATTTTTTCTGAGAGTGAGGCAAAGTCGTTAAGGTTTTCCTGTGCCTGAATAAATCCTCTTTCGAAGCCTGCTTCCACTCCGGTCTGTCCAGCCAATGTCTGCTTTCTCAAGTCCTGAAGTTTGGCGTTGAATTCCTCCAACGTGATGGCATCTCGTGCCAACAAAGAAGACAAGGCCATCAGCCGATTGTTCATGTCTTCCTGTGGCCCGCGAATCTCATCCAGGATGGACTTCTGCAATTCCAGTTCCTCATTGACTTTTTTCGAGCTGTCGACTTGCATGTTTTGAATTTCCGTGAGTCGTGCGATCTCTTCTACTTCTCCCCTGATGGCCTCTCGATGTGATTCAGCATCAGCCACGCCTGCTTCCTTCAAGGCATTCACGGCTTGCTGAACACGAACCTCTGTGGCCTTCTCCTCATTACTCAACTTTGCCAGGGCAATTTCTTCCTGCAAACTTTTATTCAGGGCTTCCACGGGATCAATGGCCGCTGAGAAGGTTTCATTCAATTCCCGTTGCAGATCTTTTCTTTCATCCGTGGTGATTTTGCCGACCTTCTCTTGTTGCAGCAAAGTTTTATTGGCTTCGGCAAGATCCAACTGGGCTTGCTCAAGTGGTTTCAATTCCGCAAATAATTGTTCGAAGGCTTTTTGTTGATCCACAGCGGCACGAGCCGCCTCTCTTGCTGCCTTGGTTTGTTCCTTGGTGGCTTTGGTCACTCCACCAGGAGCGGTGGTCACACCAGCGGCTTGTGGTGGTGGTGTCACCTCCACTGGCTTTTCTCTTTGTTTCGCTACTTCCAAAGCTTTCTGTAAACCGACAATCAACTTGCTTTGTTCGGCAATGCGTTCTGGATCCTCTAATGCTTTCAGGATGGCAAACTCACTGACCAATTGCGCTTGAATGACTTCAGCCGTAGAGCTTTGCGCTCGTCTGATAATTGAATCGGTGGTGTTGAGTGCATCTCCGATCGCTTCACCAAATCTCACAGCTGCCGAAACCCCATCATTCAAAAAGCGAATGGTGACGGCGAGATCAGCTGTCATTTGGGTGAGCAAGGGCAGGAAGTTTTCACCGATGGCAATCTGCAACCCAACAAAGGCAGCATCTAATTTCTTACTCTGCCCTTCAAAGTTGGCCGTATTGATGGCAGCTTGTTCCTGAGCAATGTTGGTTCCGGCTACAGCCTTGGTCAAATCCTCTTGCCGTTGTGCGCGAACCAATAAGGCCCCAGCCCCAGCAATGGTTTCGGCCCCAAAGATTTTTTCCAGCTTGATATTTCTTTCTAGGACAGTGAGGCCAGACAACTCTGTCGCTTCCAAATTCTTTAAAGCTTGGGAAAGACCCACCACACTTGGCGACAACTCTTCTACGCCCTGCTTGTTCAATCTTAAGATGACGTTACGAAGTTGTGTCCCAGCCTCAGCTCCTTTCAATCCGGCTTCACCCATCAACTCGATAGCCGCGACGGTTTCTTCAAACGACAATCCTGCCCCCGCCGCAATGGTACCGGCCACTTTCAAGGATTCCGTCAATTGTGGAATTTCAGTGGCGCCGAGTTTGGAACCAGCGGCCAGCACATTGATAAAGCGTGAAGACTCCTCAGCCCCAGCATTGAATTGATTCAGTGCCCCCGTTAAGGCCATGACGGCTTCAGGAAGAGTGAGGCCGGATGCTTCGGAAAGGGTGATAGCATCTCGCGTGACAGCGGCCAGCGCATCCCCTGTTTGCAAGAGTTCTGGTTTGGCACTTCCCACCAACTTGAACGCTTCCGCGACTTCAATTGCATTAGAAGTGGTGGTGCTGCCAAACTCTTTCGCTCGATCAGAAAGGAATTTTAAATCTTCCCCTGTGGCTCCGGTAATGGCACTTAGTTCTGAAACAGTCTTCTCAAACGTGGCTGCAACATTCACAATATTTTTAATAGCCAGTGCTGCCACACCTGCAGCGGCAGCGAGACCAAGTGGGCCGATCAAGCCTTTGGAGATTTCACCCAGTCCCTTTTTGAGTCGGCCAGACTTGACCGCATTCCGATCAGCGGCATCCCCAATATCATCCAGCGACTTCTTAACCCGCCTTGAACCAACGACCGCACCAGTCGGATCGACTTCTACGAAAATTGTTCCATCAGCTGCCATGTTGTTTTTTACCTTTTGCGAAAGTAATCAACCCACCATTCATCCATCTTCCCGACCACATATCGCAACATCTCAAATTCGTCTCGGTCGACAATGGCATGTCGTGTAGCCCAATCGTTGACCGCAGACCATGGAATGAAGCCCAGGCCGTTGACCAGCTGACGAGAGGCGCACAAATCCATGAAGCAATCCCAGTAGAGTAAATCCCATTCTGGGACTTGAGGTTTGTTAAGAATCGCCTTCGGGATCGGGAGTTTGTTTGTTTTCGCGGCCTTGACAAGTTTTGTATCCCGCCCTTCCTTGGCCCAGGTCAGTGAATATTCCAAGGCCGCTACGAGTTTTTTGCTGTGGCTTCCATTTCCTCATGCCTGAAGTTCGACCGATCATGGGAATCCGCAATGATGTTGGATAACAGTTCAGGCATGAATTGCATCAACTCCATGCAGTTTTGAATAGTGAAAGGAACCGCCTGACCTTCCGAATCTTCAACACCATTCCAATCCAACACAACACTTTTTGCGTATAACTCACTGAGCAATTTTCCATGGTCTTCTTCGGTGATGGAATTGGCTTCGATCTGTTCAGCATGGGGTTTCATCAATTGGTTGTAGAGCAATTTCCAGTCTTGATTTCGTGCCCCAGCTTTCTTTATTTTGAATTCAACTTTTTTCCCTTTGGCCAGTTCATACTCCACGATGACGCCTTGCTTGGCCAACACTGGATCAGTCCCGAATGTGCCATACAAGCTGGCAAACTTTTTTCGTAAATCTACGACCTCTGGTGTGACTTCTTGGCTGTCTTCCCCTTTACTCATCACTGGCCCCCTTCGATGGTGCGGGAGGAAGATCGTACTCCCTCCCGCTGTTTAAAATGATTATTGCGTCTTGTGAAAACGCTGGATCTGCACCGTGTACAAATCGGTTGCGCTTTTCAAGATCGCCTGGAATTCCAAGTTGATAAAAATGTCTGAGTTCTGACTTGGTACGGGTGCTCCACCTGTGGAATATTTCAAGCGAGGCAGGTCAAACACAATGGCTTTTCCATTGGTGTTCTGTACCCTCATATCCAGACTTCTTTCAGTGTTGTTGATGACATCCAGCAAGTAGGAAATGCTGTCAAAGTAGCAATTCGTATTGCCTGTCACCAACATAGAACCAGAGCCAATCCCCGCCGCTCCCAACACACCGACGCATTTTTGCTGCCGAAGGTTATTTGCGAAATTGATTGCTCCATCGAACACACAGCCATCCAGTGTGGTGAATGGTCCATTGGTGCCTCGACCGATTCTTCCCACATTGCTTGACGTATTAAACACGGCATTGTTTGGTGCTGCCACATCCGTTGATCCAACAAACCGTGTGGGTGTCGGGTCAGCGGTAAACCCTAACCAGTTCATGCTGACGGTCATGATGGCAGCTGAAGGAATTGCAATGCCGAAGGTGTCCAAGTGCATACCTCTGAAATATTGTAAATTTATTGGACTGTGATCTTGGAATTGTTCTTCCAACGAATAGGAATGTTGGACCGTCCCATTCCTCAAGCGATCACCAAAAAACAACCAGACATTTTCTGTCGTTGAGGCATCAGCGGCCCAACCGACTGGGACCACATCAAACGTCAACACGTTGGCTGAAATGGCTGAGATGCGTACCCAGTCATTATTCACCAATGTTGGCAATTGATTAGCGGCCAATGCTCCACCGATCTTGATCCAATCCCCAGCCAAAAGGCCAAGGGTGGTAAAGTCAAGAATGGTGCTGGTCATGGTGTTTGGTCCTACCGTGGTGTCCAAATCACCTGTCGCCCCTTGCACTCCCACGTTATACACTCGTGCTGTCGCTGGTGGGGCAGCATTATTTGTGAGTCCACCAGCCGCCGTTATCGTGGTCGTGTTGGTGGTGGCAATGGCTGGAAAGACAATCTCATCGTTGGCATCTGCAAACCCTTCCAGATATATCAAATCATCGACATTGAATGTGACCCCAGCCACAACGGTTATCACGTTCGCCGTGATGTCCGTAATGTTGGTCCCTTGTCGATTATTTCTTTCAACCCAATTGCTGAACATGGCGCCCTCAATCACCGTGTCTTGAGCGCCAAAAGATAATTCAGCTGTGACTTCTCCACCGGCTTCAGCATCCGTCAAAATCAAATCGGGGATATTTCTATCGGGCCGAATCTCTTCTGAAGACACGGTGGTCGGTGCAAATTCAAGGGATGGTGCGCCCGTAATCCTCAAGGCTTCCCAGGCCGGAGTTGGCGGTGTGGTTCCTGGTGTCACCTCTTCCACAACCGCCAGGGCGAATCTATTGCTATCGCTCATCGTGTGTTCCTCCTGTTGTTAAAGTGACACCAACCGCAATCGTCACTCCACCTCATCAAAGATAAATTCTGCACTGACATTTTGCTGATACCATTTCCCATCGGGGCCGACATGGGTAATGCGTTCATTCCGAAACCAAAGACCCCCAGCAAGTTGTACTCCTCGGAAGACATTTCTTGCTGTGGTGGCTAGGACCGTATTCGCAGATTTGCCCCCGCCCACAGGGGTAAAGACTTGAACAAAGACTAGCCCTTCATTTCGAAAACACCGACCACCCACTTGACCGAGCGCGGAAATGCTGCCGGTAGTGAACTGCACGTTCAGTCTCACCCACGGCACGTTCAACCCTTCAGCGTCGAAGGGTTTATTGTCGAAAGCCACTGGGGTGGTTGTTCCCCAAATGGCAACGAATGCTGATTGAATAGCTTTGTCTGCTTGATCTGGTGTCAGGCTCATGACTTGAAAATCTTTCCTGTGGTGTCCAGGGCCTTGAGGCCAGCACGTAAGGCTCTTTGCACAAATCCACTCGGAGCCTGTTGGCTGTGGCCTTCATTTAATCTCAACGCATACGGGACGTTGTTGGTGAAAAAAATACTATTGGCCCGTGCGCCTGTGCCCAATTGATAGTTCGCAAAGGCAGAACGATTTTGGCTGATGTTTTTTTGTCCAGTCTTATCTGCGCCTTCTAATGTGCCATCTGGTCGACTATTCAATCCCACTTGCCAGTTGTGTCTGAAATGTCCCGTGTCCACAGGTGAGGCAATGATGATCGCTGAATAGGAAGCGAAGGCCAATTCACCAATTTGCTGGCTGATCCCTTTGACTAAATCCTTCTGGACTTTTTCAATTTGCAAGCGAATATTTTGTGCCATTAGCTTCGTAGTTGTAGGGTGAACATAATCGTTTCAGCGAGGTTGCCAGGTTGCAACGTTTTGACTTGAACAATTTTCCACTCAGTGCCGTCTTGATCTAAAATCTTATCCTTGGTTTGCGGTTGAGTGGTGGGCAAATCCAGTTTGGCAATCAAGCATTTCTTATCGCCCAGCATCACAAGCGTTCCGTCGATCTCTTGATTCTTGTAATCAATGAAGACCGCAGGGACGTTGGCAATATTGGTATCAGCTGTATTCGGACCCCATGGTTCAGCTGGGACGAGTGGGGTTTCACTCACCACCTTGAACGTCACGAGCCGAGCATTCTTGGTAATCAATCGCTGGGCTAATGTTTGGAATGATCCGAATCGTGTGGCCATCGTTAGAATTCCTTAAAAATTTCGCGCACAAACGACATACTTAACTCCTACAGACCAACCCACTGGGCCTGAGATATTCCTTGAGCAAGCTATCGGCAAAAGGATATGGGACCGAAATTTGAATAGCCCCACCTTCCGTCCATCGAGTGATTTCTTCAATAACATCGACTTTTTCTTTTTTCTCGATAATTTGATTGCCGGTCGTGACAGCAGGATCGGGCTGCAAGATAGATCCAGCATTCCGCACGGCATATTCCACATTGGCAAACTGTATCCGGTCAGGAATGCCGAACACCCGCAACCCCTCTTGGTCAAATAAATTGAGGCGAGGAAAGGAAAGGGGTTGAGGCTTTCCCACCAATGTCCCGCCAATCAATGTGGCACTTGACCACACGGCATTTACGACTGTGGTGGTGCTGGCAATGAGGTTGCCTGGTGTGCCATCTACCAAGGCTTCAGCGACCATGGCGTTATCTTCAAAGGCTGAAGCTTGGGCATTGACGTTCGCCACGGTCCCTGTTCCATGTGTGACACCAGCCTGTGCAGGGACCGCAGCAATGGTGTTGATCAGATTGTTCATAGAGTCTTGAGCATTGGCCCCGATCAACACATCATCAGCCACACCCAAAGCGACAACGAACGTATATACTTGTGATCCTAAAGTGACAGTTGACGAGGCAAGAGGATTGGCCGCAAAGGTCAAAACGGCTTTAGCTCTCGTGAGGCTTCGGAATTGTTTTTGTCCCATGAAGCACAACCGATTGCGGCCTTCAATATAATCGGTGGCCGCAATCAAGTGGGCCTGTCTCACGTTCAAATCCAAGTCAGCCCAGGAGTTTTCATCTTGCCGATTTCGGTCTGTCAGGTAGGCTAAGGCAAACGAGACACTGGCATAGCTGTTGGCTGAAGGAATGCCTGAACCATCTTCAACTAAAAATCCCATGATGCTTCGCTCCTATGGTTTTTTCGGGTTCTGTTTAAATTGGTTGTCCCGATACCAGTGTTTTCTTTTCCAACGAGCCATCGTTTTCCATGTCTTCTGCACCCATTGGTCATCTAACCAGAAGAAGGCATCAGTTAATCCTTGCTGTCACTTTGAATGATCCCTCGGCGATGACCCAAGAAGGCATATCTGGTGACACGGTATCGGTGATACGTACATCATATTTGTAGCTCCCGATCGGAATATCGAAGAGCGCAAAATCAATCGGCATCAACCCTCCTGCGATCCCTGTCCCTGGATAGGTCGCTTGCGATCCAATGAGCAGGGAGTCCTTATCGCTCCCCACCGAAAAGAGCGCTGCCCACCCGATTATGGCCGCATCGGTCCCATCCGGATTTGTCAGATGAAAGGCCAAGTCGAGTGAGTCATCTTCCTTGCGAGTTATATTGCAAAGTAAAACGGTGCCAATGGTTTTGATTCCTGCCATGTTTGTCAACCTCCAACTTCTATTGGTGCCTCCAGCTCCACCTCAATGATCAAAAAAAAGTTTAATGGGAGATTTTGCCCCACTAAGGCAATATTAATCATCGAGATTCCATCAGATGTAAAGATGTAAGCTGCTTGCCCTGCAAGAACGATATCAACTGTAGAGGATCCATCAGATGTAAAGATGGAAACTGCTTGCCCTGCAAGAACGATATCAACTGTAGAGGATCCATCAGATGTAAAGATGGAAACTGCTTGCCCTGCTATAGACAGGCTTATGTTACTCGCACCGACTCCTGCGACTATTGGGGCTCCAGCCACCAAAAGTCCCGATGGTAGCAGATACGTCTTGCCGTCTTTAGGATCTTGCAGGCTTTCGCCTGTCCACAGGAGAAAGCTTGCCATTACGCTACTACGACTTTCCCATCGATATAAAAATCTCTGGATGCTGCAATCGACGCCACACCAATCCCGACTCGTGCTCTTCCTAATCCAGCAGTGCCAACTGTCAGTCCCGTGACATGGAGTTTTTGCATAAAGGTCAATGTGTCCCCATTCCATGTGGAACTGGTATCATCGGTTTGGGCCGTACCAGTCACTTCCCTATTAGGTTTATCAGTGGCGAACAACCATTCTCCGCTCGTTGCATCATCTTTATATTCCACTTCAATCCATACTTCGTCGTCGTTAAAATCGGCCGTGGTATTCCCGCAAAACATTGCCACTTCAAATGTCCCTGTTGCCGAAAAGACGAACGATACCCATGGTGTAAAAAATGGAGCATCCAAAGAACAATGCGTTGTGGTTTGAATACCGAGTGTTGCTCCACCCCATGACACCGCTGTTCCCTCAATTTCACGACCTCCGGTGCGAGTGACCGATTCCGTCATATCTAATCGCCCAAATTTGTTCTCCAAATACTGTTGCGTTGGTTGATTCCCAGGTCCAACATTGACCATACTGAATTGTCCACCTCGCCAAGCAGTGCTTGTACCTTTTAGTGTATGTGTCGCTGCTGTTTTACTATGAGAAAGAAACATTGGGCCTGTGGAACTATTGCTGTCAATAATATTAGGCGTTGCGGCATTCGTGAAACCTGAAAAATCCGCTCCGCTGATAGCGAGAGAGACCATGAGGTTATTTAATCCAATCAAATCTCCCGCGCGAAACCCCGGATTGATAAAGTCAAGACCGTTAATTAACACGCTCCCTGGATTTACCATCATAAGGCCAGTCCTGGTCGTTGACCCATCTAACGTCAGGTCAATGGTGAGGCGGTCATGATAGTGGTATGCGGAGGTTGATCCCAGAGTTAGAGTGCCATTAGGCCCGAACCCAAGAGTCGTCTCACTGGTGGTCGAATAAAAATCCGTTTGCGCACTATATGTCATGACACCACCACTACGAAGGCTCACCCCATACATGGCCCAAATACCAGCAATAGTAAACGTGTAAACATTTGCCCCGGCATTTGAGGTATCCATTTGCACGAGTGATGTTGCCTTTTGAAACGCAAAGCTCGACAATCCGCCAGCCACTGATCCAGTGCCCTGCGTACAGGATATCAAAATCATTGGTCCTGTCGTTGTCGGTCCTTGTAGCGTGTAATTGGCGGAATATGTATTTTGATCAACATGATCATGCCCGAAAATGACAATATCCCCAGCGACTTCCGCTTCCGCTGCCGCGAATGACACATACGACGTATAGGCCGTAGCCCAGGTGAGACCATCTGTGTTATTACCGCCGTCATCAACAATCCGAATAGCCATTTATTGACCCTCCGCCGCTTGTAAGGCGAGATAATTATCATGAGCTGGAATCAAAACGTTTGTGGCAAAAGTATTCAGTTCTGCCACGGTCACCCCAAATGCGGTTGCAAGTTGTTGTGCCGTGAAATCACCCGCTTGAAATCGTGAATAAATTTTAAAAGCGATGCGCCAGGCTTCCTCTTTCGTAGCATCCTTAAAGGCCGCTCGGATAGCTGCAGCATATTGAGCTTTGGTCGCATGTACTATAGTAATGGGAACATCATTATCTTGCAGCCACTCATCCACTTCTCGCTCGCCCAGTTGAGTTTCCATCCTTTGCCGAATGGCTTCCTTCACTGTTTCAGGGTCGTACGCATTGTCAAACGTGATGACCGGTCCAAAGATATGTTCGTTGGCCACATGGTCAATGGCAGTAAACAAAATCCGCCGGTGGCCTGGCTTTTGAAAGATTTGATAACTAATAGAAGTGAGTGCCATATTTTTCCTTCTCAACTTTAGTCAAATGTAATGGTCGAAGTATTCTTGACGCGTGGAATCACACCTGTTGCCGTGGTGATATTGGGTGTCAATGTCCCACTCGCTAACAGTTTTCCTGCCCCACTTGCCGTGTTGACAATACCGAAATGTGTGATGGCTGCTCCTGGGGTGACACCGACCTCAGCGAAATCCACGTCATCGGTGGGAGTCACCACTGCCCCTATCACGGTAAATCCACCCGCGCCTGACGCGCGAGCAAGAGGTACACGCAGATAGTTCGTGTACGCCGTTTCATTCGTCACGGCGGTACCGGCTTCCCCTGGATCAGCAGTATGCAGCGACACCCAGAACGTCCCTGCGACGGTTGAGCCTCGCACGCCTGTAACATCTCCAATGTTCGCGATATCTGTGTTGTTAAAAAGCAAAAGTGCTAAATCATTTTCGAATGTATTTGATGCTGACATGATAGTTCTTCCTCCTAGCTAGATGAGTTGAGTGAGTTAATTCCCGCAAAGACTTTGAGTGGGGCAATAAAAACAAACCCATTGGTGCCCACTTGAGACAGAGCCGGAACCACAGTAGCGATGGCCGACACCAAAGCGTTCGCGAAGCCCCCATTCTTGGCGTCGGCGCATGCGCCGCCGAAATTCCCGTTGATGCTGACCGCATTCGACACTCGGCGTCCACAGTGAAAAATCCTCATGGCTACGAAAAACTCCTAGGCATTTGATTGTTAAAAATTAACAGTGGAGCGATCACCTCAAAATTGCTTGGTGCAATCCTTGAGGCCACTGGGACATCAGCCATGACGGTTCCCACCACAGCTTCGGCAAACGAGCCATTCTCCGCATCAGCCCAATCTCCTGGTCCGAAGTCATTATCCACGGCAACCCCATCGGCCCTTCGGATGCCAAAGTCCCACAGTCTCACCCTTCCTGAGCCTGGGACAATGGCAAAGGTCAATTGAAAAATTCTATCAGTCGGCAATGCGGCCCCAAGATTCCAGACCGCTGATGCTCGTTCATTGGCGACCACTCCATTCCCGGCGACGATGCCAATCATGTTCGGCTCAACCCAGGCAGCGGCCCCTCTTGTGGAAGAACCGAATTCGAAGATCAGACCTTGACTCACACCAGCCTGAATTCTGATGCGGGTTTGAAACATGATGGGAAGGGAACGATCAGGAAACATACTGGCTGTCACAAGAGGCGTGACGCCGATACCGGCAGACCCATGAATCAAGTGCGTGATGAAATTTTGAGAATATCCCGCACGGTCTTTCCGCCACTTCTCTCGACGAAGGGATGTTGAGATATTTTGTTGCGTGGTCGGCATGGGTTTGCCTTTCTTTTTTTTATGCGCTTTGAGGCTTATGCAATGGAACGACAACGGGTCGCTTTTGTCCAAATCCTCCTGTGCGTTTGTGGGCTTGATCCAATTGCGAATCAGGAGAAAGTTGCTTCACCATCTGTGCAAGATTGGTCCCGCCTTTCAAAAATTCCCGAACATTCGTGACAGCCTGCATCTTGCGTTCTTGCG